CGATGGAGCCCGTCGCATCCTCAGCGGACCTCTTCACGCTGCCCTGCGCCTGCGCCAGGGCGCGCAGTTTGTTGGCCGTCACGTCGGCGATGTCCCCCTCCATGCGCTTGACTTCGGCGGCCTTGATCGCGGCTTCGATCTCCAGCTTCTTCGCACCGGTGTATTGGCCTGCGGCGATCAGGTCGGCCTTCTTGGCTTCGGCGCTGGCGATGGCGGCGTCCGCCTCCGCACGCTTGGCCTGGGCAGTGAGGGTGAGCAGCTCGATCTCCAAACGGCGGATCTCGTTCTGGGCCTGGATGGCTGTTTTCTCGTCGCCGCGTGCCTTGGCCACCTCGTAAATGGCCTTCTGCTGCTCGATGGCCAGGCGCACGCCCGCGGACTGCACGTCGATATCGGCCTGCTGCAGGCTGCGCTTGGCCTCGATGGATTTGAGCTGGTCCTGCAGCGCGTCGCGGTACAGCAGCGCGGCCTTGCCCGCTTCCAGCTCGGCCTTGGTGACATCTTCGGTCGTGGCTTTGCCGCGGGCCTTTGCGGCGCGCACTTCTTCCAGCTTGGCCTTGGCGCGGTCATAGGCCTCGCGCAGCTCGTTCACGCGGGCGCTGTTGTCCTTGTACGCCTCGGCCTCGGCCTTGGCTTGCTCGGCTGCCAGGCGCGATCCTTGGGCCTGTGCCATGGCCTTGTCGGCGTCCTGCTGGCGCAGGGCGATTTGCTTGGTCAGCTCCTCCAGCTCTTTCTGGCGCGCGTCGGAGAGAGTGCCCTTTTGTTTCGCCTCCGCCTGCAGAGCGGCAAGCTGGGCCTTGAGGGTTTCCAGCTCAGCCACGCGCTGCTTGGCCAGCTCGCCCAGCGCGGCAGCATTGGCCTCTGCGGCTTTCACCTGCGCGTCGCGCTGCTCTTTCTCCGTGCCGAACGCCTGGGCCAGGGCGACGGATGCCTTACCCTCGGCGTCGCGGGCGATCACGCTCTTCTCGGCCTGGGCGATTTGCTGGCGCACGCTCTCAAGCACCATGCCGTAGCCCTTGTTGAGCGTTGTCCAGTTGTTGGTTGCCTGCGCCGCGGCACCCCCCGCAGCCGCCGTGGCCTGGGCGGCCTGCTGCTGCTTGAGCGCTGCTTTTTCGGCCTCAGTTCCCACGGCCTCGATGGCGCCGCGCAGTACGCCGTTGTGCTGCGCGGCCTTGATGAGCTTGTCCCGGCTCTCGGCCTCGATGTCGGCGAAGGCCTGCTTGACGCCGCTGAAATCCAGCGACACGAGCGCACCCATCAGCACGCCGATGCGCTGGCCGGTCGTCACCAGGCCCTCACCCAGCAGCGTGATGGCTGCCGAGGCGACCTCCGCACCCGTCTTGAGCGCACTCAGCCCGCCCGATTCGCCGATGCGGTCGGCCATGCCCGAGAAGGAATTCTTGACGTTGGTAAGCGACTGCTCCAGCGTTAGCGCCTGGGGTGCGCCGCCATACAGCTCGTTCAGGCCCTTGGCAAGTGCGGGAAACAGGTCTTCCGCGGTGATCTTGCCCTGCTCGACCAGCTTCATCAGCTCGGCCGTCGTCAAGCCCATGCCCTTGGCCGCCGCGTTCAGCGCACCAGGCAGCGCTTCGCCGAGCTGGCCGCGCAGCTCTTCGCTCTGCACTACGCCTTTGCTCGCCATCTGCGACAGGGCCAGCAGGGCGTTGGAGGTCTCAGCGCTGCTCTTGCCTGCCTTGCCCATGGCGGTGGCCACGGCCTCGAACACCTGGCGCGTGGGTTCGCCCTCGACGGCGGTGCCGCGCGTCGATGCGGCCAGGCCCAGGAAGGCTTTCCCCACCTCGGTCACATCCGCACCGATGCGGGCCGCCACCGCGCGCACGAACTCCAGTTCCTTGCCTGCCTTGGCCGCATCACCCGTAACTGCCGTGAGCCCGCTGCGCAGCTGCTCCATCTGCGCGGCGGCCGTCACCATCTCGCGGAAGGTGAAGGCGGCGCCCAATGCGCCAGCCATTTGCCCCAGCAATTGAGACAGACCTTGTACGCGGGTGCCGAGCTGGTCTGTCGCTGCCGCATTGCTCTTGTGCGCGGTGGTCAGGTCGCGCGAGCGCTGCGCAGCCTGGTCGGCCGCTGCAGCCTCTGTGCGCAGCGCCTTGGCGTGGTTGTCGGCCGCGCGCAGCTCGTTGGCCTGAGCCTGGGTGAGCGGGCCAATGGCCGCCAGCTCTTCGCGCCGGGCGTCCACCGCCTGCTGCACCGCCGTGGCTTCGGCGCGCTTGGCACGGGCCACCAGGCCGAGCTGGTCGGCTTCGATCTGCCGCAGCCGGTTCTGCGCCTGGGTGGCTGCGGCCTCATCGCCCCGTGCCGCGGCGCTGCGCGCGACCGCCTGCTGCTCCGCACCGGCCGCGTCCAGGTGCTGGCGCTGCAGCTCGATCTCGGACTGCTCGGCTTGCAACCCGGCCTTGATTGATGCCGTCTTGGCATCCACAGCCTGGCGCATCGCCTGCAGCTCGGCTCCTGCTTGTTCGGTGGCCTGGGCCACCTGTGTGAGACCACCGCCAACGCCCTGCGCGGCGGCCTGCATCTTGTCGAGCGCACTACCAGCCCCGGCGGATGCGGCCGAGAGGCTCCCCGAAGATGCGCCTACCTTGTCCAGGTCCGTTGCGAGCTCGGCCAGGCCTTCGCGGTTGATGCGGATGCGGTACTCAAGCAGGTTCTCATTGGCCATGGAGATGAGGGCGTGGTGCAAAGATGGGGAAGAAGAAAGGCCCGCCGCCGCCCGGTGGAGCAGCGGCGGGCCTGGCGCCTATCAGAGCTAGATCAGCTCATGCGCTGGCGGTAGTACTTGCTGATGCCCGTGCCCGTCTTCGTCGGGTCCTGCAGCACCGTGCCTTCGACATCCAGCGCGCCGAAGCCCTTGTTGATCAGCGCGAGCGTCTTCGTTACCCCCTGGCTGCAGCGCCAGATGTCCACCACCGAGGGATTGCCGCTGTCGGCTTCATTGAGACCGCCGAAGAGCAACTGCAGCTCCGGGGCCTTGGTAGTGAGGGCTTCGATGGCGGCATAGGCGCCGTAGCTGTAGCTCACCCAGAGCTTGTCCGCGGCAGCGATGCCCGGCGCACCGTCCAGCAGCACGATGCCCTCGGGCTTGATCAGGTAGTTGCCCGCCATGTCCACGGCCGTGGCGGCCCCGGCCGTGGCGCCTTTCTTGACAGTCACCGCAGTGGGGTCGATGTGCACGAGTGGCAGCAGTACGCCCAGGTCACTCACGGTGAACGGTTCATCGGTCACGGTGCCCGCCTCGATGCCCTCCACGGTGGCCAGGGTGGCGCGCGCAAGGTTCACCACGTTGAGGTCGGCGATCTTCATCTTCACCGTCACCTGGGTGACCCGGCGCACCTCGGCATAAGTGCCGCCGCCCAGTTGGGTCATGTTGTCCTGCTTTTGCACGTCCTCGCTGTGCTCCAGGCTCAGTTCGAGCACGTTGCCGATAGGCGCCGGAGTGGTTTGCGCGCCATAGGGCTTGGCATACACCTGGCCCACGGTCATGGAGGGCTTGTAGATCTTCTTGATGACTTCGACGGCCATGTCTGGCTCCTATAGAGGTTTGCGAAAAATCGTTTCGACCTCAAAGGCCGAAGGGATGTACTGGAAGCCCGCTCGGTACTGCGCTGCCGGTGGCGACACCAGCGCCAACGGCTTGGTTGCCCCTTCCAGCTTTTGCGCCACGAGGCAGCCTGTCACCCTTGCCAGCAGGCTCCCGGCGCTCAGGCGCGCAGGCTGGCCGCTGCTGATGGCCGCCACGTTGCGCACGGCCGCCACCACGTACCAGGTGTGCGCCAGGCGCCAGGCGGTGGCCTGGTCCTCCGCGATGCGGTAGCCGCCGTAGATCACGTGGATGGCGGGCGTCTGCTGCGCGGTCTCGGCCACGGCGGCCAGATCCGCATGCGTGAGCACGTGCACGGCGGGCTTGAGCCCTGCGACCGCAGCGCGGGCCAGCTCGACCAGGCGCGGCTCCAGGGCCATCCAGTCGTTGGCCTCTTCGATGGTCTGCCCCTGGGTGCTCACGCGTAGCCCCGCAGATCGTCATCGGTCACGCGGCGCGGGCTGAAACCGTAGAGCACCTCGCCCTCGCCCGGCTCGCTGCCCGAGACCAACACGCCAGGCGTGCCGCCCCAGGGGCAGGCGAGCACGGCGTTGCCGTCGGCGATGGCCTGCAGCTCGCGCTCGGCGGCCTTGAAGCGCAGGTACACCTCATGCTCGGGCGCAAGCGCCGTGTAGAGGTAATAACGCGCCACGTCGCACGCCACGCGGGTGAGCTGGGGCGGGGGCACATACGCCACGGCATGCACGTCGCCCGGCACCGGCGCGGGCTTGGCGCAGCCAGGCAGCGGCAGCCGGTAGGCCCGGCCCACGAACGCATCGGCGAACGCCTGGGCGTCGTCGAGCGCGCGCTGGGCCTTGGCGGCCTGGACGGCCACGATCTCCGGGTCGGTGAGCTGGATCATCTCCGGCTCGCCGAAGCGGTCGATCATGTCTTGGACGGTGGCGTAGTTCATGGGCGCGATCAGGCGTGCACGTGCTTGTAGACCTGCACCTCGATGAGCTGCCCGGCTTGCGTGGCGGCGCCCAGGGCGCGGCCGCAGTGCTCGGCGAGCGTGCCCACGGCAGCCTTGCCGACTGCATCGGGTTTGACCAGCGCGCCGAAGGCGATGGGTTCGGCCGCTTCGACCGGGTAGCTGTAGCTGGTGACCAGCGGCAGCGCGTCGCCGATCTCGGCCGAGGTCTCGGACACGCCCTGCACGTCTTTCGCCCCGCCAGCGGCGGTGGGGTAGCCGCCGTCGTAGGCGATGAAGCGATAGGCCGCCAGCACCGCTGTGGCCACGATGGTCACGGCGTGCTGTTTGTCGTACTGGCGGCCGGTGTTGTTCTGCGATGCCATGGATGGGCTCCTGTGCAGTGGTGGGGGTCAATGACGCGGCGGCGTCACTTCTTGGGGGTGGCCTTGGCCTTGGCGGCGTCCGCAGCGGCCTGCTTGCGGGCCTCCTCTTCGTCCAGGGCACGCTGGCGAGCTGCCTCGAAATCAGCTTCCGCGGCTTTCACGGCCTTCTCGGTCTCCTTGTCCTCGGCGGCCTTGGCGGCAGGGCTTTGCGCCGCGCCGCCGTCCAGCAGCTCCCGCTCGTCGTGCTTGCTCAGCGCGGGCAGCGCCTCGCCAGGCTGGATGACGGTACGCACGCCATCGACCATGACGGCAGTGGCTACGAGGGCGATCAATTTGCTCATGTCGGTTCCTTTGAGGGGTGGTTCGGATGGCCCCGCAGGACTGCGCCTGCGGGGCGTCTCCAGGCCATTGCTGGCCCTCTCGCGCTACGGTTGTTACTTCGGGTTGGTGAACAGAAAGGCGGCGGTGTTGTAGGCCACGTTGGGGCGGCGCTCGTAGGTGGCGCCGTAGATCCAGCTCTTGGTGGCGGGGTCGAAGTACGGCGTCTCACTGAAGGGGTGCCCTTCGATCACGTTGGTGAAGCCGAACGCAGGCTCTGCCAGGCTGATGTCCGCGCTGCCGCTGCCCGCCATGCGCGGCACGTAGGCCAGGATGGCGTTGTTTCCCCACACGTCGCGGCCGGTGTCGGTGTCGTCAATCCACACGGCATCGCCCACCACGATGTCGTCGATCTCCAGGATCGTCTTGAGCTCGTTCACGCCGGGCGTGCCGATGAAGGTGGATGGCAGGCGGCTGAGCACTTGCTTGTTGTTGCGCAGCGCCGTGTACGCATCGGCCGACAGCGTGAGGCGGTTGGGCTTCTTGCCGATCTTCTTGCGGATGGTGTCGCGCGCGGCGTCGATGTCGGTCACAGGGGTGCCGGTATCGGCGCTCCACTTCGTGCCACCCGCCAGGGCCAGCACATGGCCCGAGGCATAGGTGCCCGCCGTGGTGGCGAGCTGGGCCACCTCGATTTCGTAATCCAGCCCCAGCACGTCGTTAGCCGTGGTCATGGCGATGCGGCTCACGTCCAGGTAGTTGCCCACGTTCAGGCGGCGGGATTCGTCGGCCTCGCGCAGCAGCTCGCGCGGCAGCGGCACCTCCACCGAATACTGGTCAACCGCGTAGGTCTTGCCGTCGTACTTGATGTTGATGCGCTTGGTGGCCGCGCCAGGCGCGCGGCGCAGGTTGTAGCGGCGCAGGCGCTCGTCGCCGAGCTGGGCCAGCGTCACTGCAGAGAGCGTTTGCGGCAGGCGCGGGAAGAGGCGCTCGGCGATGTAGGTGCCCTGGCCCATGCCGAGCAGCAGGTTGGACAGAATGGGGTTTTGCTTGAGCCGGATCTCGGCAAGGGTCATGGCCATGGTGGTCAGTTCCTGGTGGATGGGTTGATCAGTTCGAGAACGACGCCGTGACGGCCGTGAGCGCCTCGCTGTAGTTCACCTTGTGCTGGCGCATGTAAGACTGCGCGGCCAAGTCGATCTCGGCGTCGCTTTTGCCCTTGGCCTGGCCAGCACCGGGAGCCTTGCCGCCCGCGAACTCGCCGAAGCTCACGGCGGGCTTGGCGTTGGCGATCAGGTCTTGCAGCCACTGCGCGGGACTGACCTTGGTGGTTGTGGAGCCTTCGCTGAACTCCACCGGCTGCGCATCGGCCAGGGCCTCCAGCGTGGCCACGGCCATGTCCTTGTCCTTGGGCAGCAGGCGGCCGCCCTGCACTTGGGTTTCGGCGAACGAGACGAAGCCCGCCCGGCGATCGGCCTTGGCCTTCTCCGCGAAAGAGGCGGTCTTGGCCTCGGCGTCGGCCTTGGCCTTGTTGGCGGCGTCGGCCTCGGCCTTGGCGGCGGCGGTGGCTTCATTGGCGGCGGCCAGCTCGGCCTGGGCCTTCGCCAGTTGTTCCTGCAATTCCTTGCTCATGTCGTCGGGCTCCTGGGTGGTGGTGACGGGTTCGGAGAAACAGACGGCGCCCTGTGCGTCGCCTTCGGAAAACGAGACGTCCTTGAGCCCCTTCACGGCGGGCGGCTGCGCGCCGAGCCACGCCACGTGGCGCGGGTACCAGATGCCTGGCTTGGGGTTGACCGGGTCTTTGGGGTGGTAGAAGCTGATGCTGCGTTTCTTCACGCGGCCGCTGGCCACGAGCTCGGCGAACTGCGGTTCAACCTGGTGGTTCTCGGCAATCGTCAGCACGCCGCCCTGCACGGCCAGGCGCTTGACCCAGCCATAGGCGGGTGCGTTGTGCTTGGGGTGGCCCACCGTATGGGGCGCTTCGTGCACGGCGGGGTCATAAGCGGCCACGCTGGCG